CGGCAAGCCGGTCTTTAATTAGGTGGCGTTCACCTTCTTGAGTGTCTAAATCTAGCCAATGCGATACCTGATGCTCGGTCAGGTTTTCAGAGTAATCGTACTTTTTTCTAAATTTCCAATTTCCTTCGGTTGTTACCGTATAACCGTCATTGGTTGCTTCACAAAAGTATTTGACATGAGAAACAAATCCATTTGATTGAGTCAACTCAAAAATTTTCCATTTATAAGTTGTCATTTTTTTTGCTTACCCTAAAACCCAATTAAGTATTTGTTCGTCCCAAATATATTCTTGACCATCATCCGGAGGGGGAAAAGGAGCTTCATAATTACAAGTTTGTACGTTTAGTACCCATGACGGGTAATCTTGAATGGAAATAAACGCATCCAAATTTGGATCATATTTATACCCAACACCCGCATAATTTTTACGATATGTTCCATTGTAAGACGTTTGTTTCCAATTCGTGTACCCACCAGACCATGTCGTTAGATATTGAATACCAATAGGTTCGCTTTCTGGAAATGGCAAATTATCAACGTTTGAGTTGTCAATAACAACAACATCCATTACCACATTATTGCTATCAAGTTGTGCAAAATGAGCCATGATTAAAATTCAATCCATCCCGTCATAATATATTTTGAATTACTTATTGGAGGATTGCCTCTATGTGTATGAGTAAAACTTGCGGGCCAAATTAAAACTCGACCTGTTTTTGGTTTGACCCTCCTTGGGTAATACAAAAATTCTGTTTCCCCGCCTTCTTCAACGTCATTTAAATACACCGCATAAACCAATAATCTGTTACTTGTGTCTCGAATACTGCTTTCATAATGCCAAACATGGTAGCCTTGACCTATGTTTGTCCTTTGTAATTTATTTGAATATATGTTGTGAGCACCAGATTCTTTAATTACATGAAATTCATTTGAATAATGAGGATAAACAGTACCCCACAAAGTTTCTTTAAATGCGGTATCAATTCGGCTATTTAAATGTTGAACATAGTCGCATGAAAACATCATCAAATCTTCTTTCATGCCTTTTGTAACTTCTGGCCCTTCATGGGATTGCCGACTATGAGCAAACCCAGCTTTTGCCATTGATTCAAAGTAATCAATAGCATTTAGACAATTTTCTTTAGAAAAAACATCATCATAGACACCGATAAAATCTTTTACTTCTGCGTTCATTGTTTGCCCGTTTTAGTTATTGATATTGGTATCTAATAATCACGATTCCGCTACCGCCCGCACCGCCAGCTCCAAGAGCGCCAAACGATCCATCTACGTTTCCGCCGCCGCCACCTCCGCCGCCCGTATTGGTCGAGCCCGCATCTCCGGTTCCGTTACTGGCCTTACCAGCTCCGCCACCTCCAGAACCTCCGCTTCCCGGCGTTCCGTTTTGGCTTGATCCGCCGCCACCGCCGCCGCCGTAAGTCACGCTATTTAACCATGCAGTACCGTTACCGCCAGTTCCCGGACTAGAACCAGAGTTTGCTTTTCCGCCGCCACCACCGCCAACTGCGCTGGTTGAATTTCCGCCAGCATTTCCTTCGCCTGAAGTTCCGTTATATCCGTTGTTGCCGTTTGATCCTCCGCCTCCCGATCCACCACTTGTTCCCGCAGAGTTCGGGCTTCGTCCTCCGCCACCGCCAGTTGTAGAAACCGAAACTCCGGTTCCATTTAATGATGATGAAGATCCTTGGCTACCGCCACCACCAGTATTGCCTTGATTTGGCCCACCAGCGCCGCCGCCACCAACCGTTACGGAATAGTTACTTGCGGTAACCGTGACGTTTGTTGAGTTCTTATATCCTCCAGCGCCGCCGCCACCACCTTTTTGACCGCCGCCGCCACCACCGCCAGCCACAACAATATAGTCAATTTTGTCGCTCGCAGAAGATCCTGAACCAATAGAAGAAACCGAAAATGTTCCAGATCCATTAAACGTGTGAAATTTGTAATTTCCTGACGTTGTGACTGTTCCTCCGGTTGCAACAATATATGAAACAGTCGGAGTAACACTATTACTTGCTGCGCTTGCTGCACTTGTCCCAACCGCGTTAGTTGCAGTAACAGTAAACGTATATGCAGTTCCCGTAGTAAGTCCTGAAACCGTAATCGGTGAAGAACCTCCGGTTCCGGTAAGTCCACCGGGACTTGAAGTTGCTGTGTATCCTGTGATTGCGGTTCCGCCATTAAATCCAGGTGGTGTAAACGCAACAGATACTGAAGTTGCTGATGCTTGAGTTGCGGTTCCTATCGTTGGCGCATCTGGAACGCTCCAAGTTGTAACGCTTGCGCTCGGTGTACTTGCAGGGCCATTTCCAATTGCATTTGTTGCATAAACTGTAAAAGTATATGCCGTTCCATTTGATAAGCCAGTTACGTTTATTGGAGATGATGCTCCAGATGCCGTGATTCCGCCGGGGCTTGACGTAACCGTGTAACCAGTAATTGCTGATCCGCCGTTGCTTGCTGGTGCGGTAAACGATACCGAAACGCCTCCAACTGCATTAGCCGTTCCAGAAACCGATGTTGGCGCTCCGGGAGGAGTAACGGTTAAAGGCCAATTTCCAGCAGCAAGAATTTGCGCCTGTTCAGATAATGTCCAAACACCGCTTGCCGTTCCGTTATACCCACCAGATGTCGTGGGAGGCGTGTTTCTTATTAGGCCGCCTGTGTATCGCTTAGCCATTTTTAAGCCTTTAGTTCAATTCTTCGTAAGACACAGTATATGAAATTGCGCTAGATGTTCCAGAGGTCACAACAATGCTCTTATCTTCTTCTAAATAAAAAGCCGTTGTTTTATCGCTAATAATCATTGTTGAATCTGCTGGAACAGAGATAGTGCTTCCAATTGGATAAGATGTTCCTGAACCGGCTGCGGCAGTATTGATTGCAACTGTTGTTTCAGCGGCTGAAGTTCCGTTAACATTTGCAGCCAAAACCATATTTACTTTAAACACTTTTCCGCTTCCGGATGCGTTTGCAAGCAATACGTTTGCTGTTGTGTTTGCTGGAGTTAAATAAGCTGTCTTACCGGTTATAACCGATACGTTTACAATATTTGGTGCTGCCATAATTGCTCCTTAGAATCCAAAAATCATAGCCATTGCGATGGCTTTGCCGGTTGACGCTGGCGTTTGACCGCCGTTGAAATATAGTTGTCCAGCGGTCGTAAAGTCCCCGGTGCTGGGATTAAATTGCAGCTTAGTAGACGATACGTCTAGGGTTGTCTCATTGCCGGTGGTCAGGTTTGAGAACGTGATGTAGCGGGTTGCGTTAGTGGTCGTATCGTCTGTAATGGTTACACCTGACGTATCACTTGACCAAGTTGGCACACCGCTTGCCAGCTTTAGAACCTGACCGTCTGTGCCAGCGGCTAAGAACGTGGTCGTGTCAGCCGCAGACTGGTAAGGTAGCGACCCTGTCGCGCCCCCTGCTAGGTTGGTTGCCTTACCCGCAGTTAAGGTTGACTGAGCCCGGTTCTCCCAGCGTCCGTCCGTGTTATCCCAGACGATTACATCGTTGTCCGATGGGCTTATGGCGTAGACGTTTGAGAGGTCGTTTAGCCGTGGCTGAAAGGTCGGGCGAACAAAAAGGATTCCGTTTGATGCGTCTGCGTATGTGACCGCAGCTACTTCAACCTTGGCATTTGGGGCTGTTGGTACGTTCTTTGTAAGACCGCCTGTGACCGCAGGGTTGTAATAAAGGATGTCCCCGTTGACCCAAGTCTCACCGGCAGTTGACCCGCTGGTGTTGATTCCCTTGACCTCGCCAAACTCTTGAACGTAGATCCAATCGTTTGTAACTGCTGACTCTTTAGCCAGACCGATAATTGAGGTTCCCGTAGCCGCCGTTAGACCGGTAGCCGGTGCAGCCGTAAGACCGCCAGACGCTCCAACCGTTCCGGTGAGCATCAAGACCTGACCCTTGGTTATCGTGGCTGTAGCCTTGATTCGGTAGTAGTTCTCCTCGCCTAGCTTGATCCCTACGTTGTTATTTCCAATCAACTCTAAGGTCTCGGTGTTGTCGTTGTCATTCCAAGACAGCGAGCCCGCACCGCCGACCACGCTCGTAGGCGTGATGTCAAAGTTGATCTCGTTGACGTTTTGTAAGGCGTTTGCGTCAGACAGGATGATCCCTGAGTTCTGAATAATCTTGCCGGTCGTGCTATCAAACCGCGCAATCGCGTTATCCGTAGAGGATGCCGGGCCTACCACATCGCCATTTGTTGCGGGCGCAGCCCAAGTAGGAACGCCGCCCGATACGGTCAATATCTGACCCGTAGTTCCAATTCCTAAAAAAGTGGTAGCGCCTGATCCACTTTGGTACGGGACGCTTCCCGTGGCCCCGCCAGCTAGGTTTGTAGCCGTTGTTGCGGACGTTGCGCTTGTTGCGGTTGCAGCATTGCCTGAAATTGACCCGTTGATTGTTGAGCTGACAGTCAAACCAGACAGGGTTCCAACCGCCGTGATTCCGGTGTAAGAGCCTGAGATCCGCGCCGAGTCGATGGTTCCAGAAGTAATTTGGGTGGCTGCAATTGCAATACTTGCATCACTTGCGCTAGTTATTTGGCCTTGAGCGTTGACCACAATGACCGGAACCGCACTTGCGGAGCCGTAGGTTGCAGCCGTAACCCCGGTGTTAGTGATGCTAAAAGTATTTGCAGCTAGGGATAAACCCGTACCGGCAAAGTAAGTACCCGCAACCGAAAAGTTTGACCAAGTAATTGCGGTGACCCCAAGAGTTCCCCCCGGCTGAATTGGGCAATAAAAAGCGTTACCAGCCTGACCGCCTGATTCCACAAACACCATTGCCGACACCATTTCATCCCATGTGTCAGCATCTGGTGATCGAGTCCAAGGTGTTCCAACAATGTAGATTCCGTTATTAGCTTGAGTTGATTGATCTTTAACCAAAACCCTGTCACCGGCAACTACAGAAACTGTGTCGATAGTTTGAGCGCCAGTAAGAGCAATATTTGCAGTCGTTGCGGCTGCAACCGGTTGTTTCCAAGAAATACCAACAATAGCCGCATCAACGTAAGTCTTGTTAGTTAAATCTGTGCCTGAAATCGGCTGATTTTGCATTGATGCGGTTGTAAAAGCCGCCGCAGCAGGGGTTGTTAGTCCAACAGTCGTACTATTGATCGTACTATTAGTGATCGTAACCCCGTCTAAGTTGGGGTTTGTTGGGGCATAAAATGGTTGTCCTGCTGGCCCAATAAACGTAATGATGTCATACGGGTATAGCGGCTCGTAAGTCGCTTGTACCGGTAGGAAATTTGTCGTTTGGGTATTAGCGGTCGAGTTCGACATGGTGAATCCTTATTCGGTAGCCACCAACGTAATGTACAGGGTGTTAGTGCCTGATGAGATTCCCTTAATGTAAAGGTCTGGGGCTCCGCAGTCGATAATCATTGGGTAGATCATGTTAGCCGGTAGGACTAATGACCCAGAGCCGCCCGTAGACGCGATCACGGGGGTGTCCATATTCGTTGAAGTTGTGCCAAAAGTCACGGCAGCCTTGCCCGTTCCGGTGTTCAGCAGGGCCACGCGATAGGCGCGGGTTGGCGAGCTGGGGACGATTTGCAACGCAGCAGACGCAGAGGTTGTGAGATCCAACGCAAAGGTTGGGCTAAGAATTTTGATTTGGTTCATGGGTCACCTCAGATGTTAGTTGTGAAATTATCCTACTTTTAAGCCAATTTCCAATATGTCCTTCAAAGATTTTATTGCCTATGTGACCCATGTTGATTTCAGGGTCTAACCATACCTGACCGCCTATCTCTCTCCACCGCTTACAAAACGAAAAGTCCTCGCCGTACTTCCACTTCTTTTCCGGGTCGATAAACGATTCATACAGGGGATAGAACTGGTTATTAACAGCGGCATCGTGATAAAACGTATCTGGGTAAGCCTCAATCATCTTGGCTACGCAGTTTTTTGTGATCTTCAAAAAGCCCGTGGGGACGCGATCCACCTCTAAAAGTCCCGTATTTGGGTCAGCTCTCAGGTATTGACGCTCCTCAATCCAGCCGATATTGAACTTTAGCGGATCAACCCTTGCAGGGTACGCACCAGCCACAAAGTCTACTGGGTGGTCGATTAGCTTACATAAAGCACCGGCCTCCCACGCGACATCTGAGTCAATAAAGACCAGCTCATCGCAGTCGGAGTGGTAGAAATTGGTTGTAATTACGCCTCGGCAGTCGGCAATCATGGCGTTACCTACGTCATCCACGAATGTAAACCGGTCACCACGCTTAATCAGGGTGATGCAGTCAGTCATCAGGGAGCGCATCGTTCCCATGTGAACCACGCCTGTGTAAGCGGGCATTGCCAACATTATGTGCTTCATGCGGTTCCTAAAAATGAGAAAAGCCACCCCTTTTGAGGGCGGCTTCTCCGTAGCTTCAAAACATCTTAGGCGGTAATGCCGATGTTCTGTAAAGCGGTAATGATGCTATTGACGCGAGCGCAAACGTCAGCGGTTGAGGCTGTCGTTGAAACTAGCGGGGTAATAGCAGAGGCTTGAACCACAGGGGTCTCGCCGTAAAAACCAACCTCACCTCCAGCGATACCGATGAGAACACCATCGGCTGCACTACCGTTAAGTAGGTAGTTGGAGGTTTGGGTACTTGCTGGGCCCGGATTTGACATGATTAAGTTCCTTTCCTAATTAAGCCGCAACTCGGCAAGCGAGTTCGGGGTAGAGGGGAGCCCAACCGTAGAGAACATCTAAGCGGGTTGGAATGGAATCATTGTTAATTGTGTACTGCCTGACCACTCGAATTGACAGACCCAATTGCTTGTCAGATGCGCGACCAGCAAAGTGAACACCATCAGGTAACTCAAGGTCGGCAGTAGCCAACGTGAACGCGTTCTTGTGGAACACCAAGTTCTGCGGGCTGACAACACCGGTCTTGTTAAACGGTGTGACAGTCGCTGAAGCTGAAGTCGTGAGAACGGATACGTTTTGGAACTGACCAGCCGTGATGATAGCGGGCGATACCGTAACCGAGGCAGAGCCACCGGAGGTAATCGTCACGTCAGCAGTCACGACAAAGTTACGCAGAACATTACCGCCGTATGGCTGACGGTTCTGGGGGTTGACTGCAAACACGCCAGCAATCTGAATGGTGTCACCCTGCTTGAGTCCAGCGTTAGCAGTAGCGGCAGAGATTGTGATCGTGGATGTTGAAGCCCAGCCAGTTGTCAGCGAACCGGTGAATGTTGCTGTGTTGGTGGAGAGCGTAGCCGTGGAGTAAGAACCGTATGTGTGCGACACAATGTTCTGATCCATGTACCAGTTCATTCCGATGGTGTCCTTACCCATCATGCCCTTCTCGTATTGACCCGAGATAGTGCCCTGTGGGTTAAAGAGACCTTTGAGCGAACCAACGATTGACGCACCGGTAAAGGGGTCAACAACGCAAGAACGCTTGCCATCGCGGGGTGCGCCTTCACCGTCCAGATAAGCCTGTGCGGTCAAGAACGTAGCGATGTCGGAGGGAACAGTACCAGCCGTACCAACGGTGTTGGCGGTGTTGTCAGTAGCCATAGTCGTGCCATCAAAGTCCATTTTGTTGGCGATAGCAGCGATTGCGGGCTTTAACACGCGATCCGAGAACATATCCAACGACAGGGCTAAGTCCTGTGTGGTGAACTGAGTGTCAACGTGGAACTGAGTTGAGAGGGTCACCGGGACGGATGTCTCGTTGAAGTCCTCTACGTTAAGCGCAGGGCCAGTAGTACCGATGAAACGACCGGGACGGCGGACGTTTACAGTATTACCAATCTTTGCACCAGTAACCGCAAATTGCTCGTCATAAGAACGGTCAACGCGGGCCGTGAACGTAAGTTCGTTTTCCAAGACCATCAACGCCTCGTTGGTGATCATGGAGATGGTTAGCAAATTATTTGCCATTTTTAATTACTCCATAAAAGGTTAGTAGTTGCCACTTACCGAATCTTCCCGGCAAGGCGAGCAGCCTTCCATTGCTGGTAGGTTCCATGAAACGCTCGGTCTGAATCCAAACCGGTGTCCACGGAGCTACTGCTTGCCTTGATAGGCGAAATCGGCGCAGGGGCGTTCGATTTCTTCGCTACAGGTTCCTTTTTGCTAGGAGTCGCTGTTTTCTCAAACTTTGCCTCCAACTTCCCAATCTCGCGTAGTTGCGCGGTCAATGACTTCTCCGCTAGGGAACGTGCGTAGTCCGGGTTGTCGGCTAGGTAGTAAAGGATTTCGGGCCCAAACTCACTATCGACAATTGATTCCCCAACCGGTGCGCTTACTGGTATATCACCAGCGGCGGCGATTGTGTCCTCATAGTCCGGAAGATTTGCCTTCGCAGCTTCTACGCGCTTTTGGAACTCAACCTGTTTACGGCTCTGTTCTTCTTGCGCCCTGCGAGACATCTCTTGCTCATCACGCTCCCGCAACTTCTTATCCGTAGTCCACTCAGCCAGAGCTTCAGCATATTCCAGCGCATCCCTAAACTGGCTTGGATCGGGTTTGGGGTCTGGATCTGCCGGTTCTGCTCTCGCAGGGTTAGCCTTAGTCTCCAGCTCCTTGATCCGATTCTCCAGCTCTTGACGGGCTTGGCGCTCACGTTCCGCTTCTTGGCGGGCCGCTTCACGCTGCTTAGTCAGTTCTGAAAACCGCTTCTCAAGTTTTGGGTTTTGCTTCTTTTCACCTGTCGCAGCTTCACTTTCGCTTGGTTCACTCGCCTCTGCCTCGACTACCGGCTCCGCATTTGCGGCCTCAGCAGGAGATCCATCGGGCGCTAAACCTAATTTTGCTAACGAAAACTCAGCTAAATTCTCACTCGTTACTACAGTCCCCGCCTGTTTCCGGGCTGGAACTTCTTGTGCTGCTTCAGACATGGATTACTCCAAGAATAAACCCAATGAACCCATTGGTAGGTAAGTCGTATTAAAAACTGTTTCTAGATAGGTGTCAACTATCACATCTGGGCTATCTGTTGCTCCTGTTGCAAGAACGGGTTAGATGACTTGTTGACTTCTTGTTCCGCAAACGCAGCTACCTGAGCTTGTTCCGCGTCCTTCTCGGCTATGACCTGACGCAGCTCGCCAACGTCCATCCGCTTCAAGAGCATCTTGGTGATAGCGTCCAGCTCGGCCTTGTTCTGGTTGGCCTGACTGTTGAGGATCTGCTGGTTGACCTTAGCCTCGTTGATGGTGTCGGTGTTGTAGGCCCGCGAGGTGACATCCATGAGCTTACGTTTGGTCTCGCCTTCCTGACGGATGTTCTCTACGTCCCCACGGTACTGCTTCTCAAGCTCCATAGCCGCAATCATTTGCTGCATATCAGCAATCTGCTTCTCGGCTTGCATGAGCTTCATCTGGATCTGCGGTGGTATCTCAGACTTCTCGTCAATCTGGGCCAATGGGTTGTTAGCCGCAAGCCTATCCGCGATAACCTCCGCGCCCGGAAAGTCCATATTCCTGAACACCAAGTCACCCGCAAGATTAAATAACTCCTGATTCGTTGAGATCATGGGCATCATGGCCTCAACAGCCTCCTGACGCTTGCTCTGGTAGCCGGGGCCGGTGTCCATAAAGACATCGTATTCGCCCACGGTTACGTCATTTAGTACCTTTTCTACGCCCATCTCGTCCTGAACCCGCTGGTTCACGGTGATCATCTCGGGCTGACCGTCATACCCAATGATCCGCAGGACGCGCTCCCGGTCGTAAATCTTGGGAATTAGATCAAGGATGATCCGACCGGTGTGCTTGATGCTCCGGGTGATGTTGTCGTAGAAGTGGAAGTTGGTCATGTCCACTTGCATCTGCTGACCCCGGATAGCCTTGCCAGACATATTGCCTTGGGGGAGCTGGGACGGATCGAATATACCGACCACGCTCTGCAAGTCCTTGTCCACGCTCATAGCCGCCGCAATAACACCCGCCGGTGGGGGCTCTGGCTGGAGTCTCTGAGGTGGTGGGGCTTCCTTGCCGTTGATGTCCGTCTGCTTGTAACGCAAGACCGGCATGGACTTGATGTTGGCCTGAGCCCACTCGTTCTCGTGGCCCTCGTCCTGACCCTCGGCTAGCAGCCACTTGGCCTTCGGAGCCAAGGCAATGCTCTCGGTCAAGCTCGTCTGCCAGTAGTTGTACATACGTTGAGCGTCCTTGGCGTTTCGCACTAGCCCGTACTTCTTGCGCTTGTCCTCAACCGTGAGCTGCTGACCGTAGACCGGAACTACGGGAATGTAGCGACCGACCCAATCGCGTTCCTCAAGGATCTCAAGACCCGTGAGCTTGCACCACTTGATCTGCTTACGCATGGTGTCGCGCTCGCCAACCACGGTAATGCCCGCAGCCATCATAATCTCAGGGCTTGGAGCCTCGTCCTTGTAGACCTTCGTCCCATCGGAGAGAAGCAAGAGCTTTGTCTTTTTGCGCTCGCAATAGAAATACTCAGCTACGCGGATGTCCTCCTTTTGAACCCAATCGGGGTCAAAGTCACCGGTTCCGCGCTGGTTAAAGTCACCGCCGTCATCAGCTCCGGGGTACTGAACCTTAAAGTCATCCTTGCTCATTAGGGTCGTGATCAACACCTTCTCAGCGTCCGACCCGTCAGGCTGGACTGAGTTAGGGTCAAAATAGACCGAAAACGGGTTGTCGATGGGCTTTAAGTAAATCTCTTGGTCAAACGAATCGTCCCGCACATAGTCGGTAATGACGCGCCAATAGCCCCATCCGATACGGACGGCGTACTCGCCAGCGGTGTCGTAGGCCGTATCAGCGTCAGAGTTGACCTCGATATGCTTAAAAATCCCGGTGATGATGTCCGCAACCTTTGCGTTGGCCTCGGAGTTCATCGAGTGAGCCCGCATCCGTGGGCGGGACTGACGCATCTGGTTAACTATCTGTCTGACATAAGCATCGAGCTTATTGATCGTGAGGCAGGGTCTAGCCTCTAGGTGGCGGGAGTTTTGAACCTCAACAGGCCATTGATTCCCTGCGGAAAACTTTAGGTCATCGAGACCCTGCTGACGGTTTTCGGTGTCAGCCTCGTTTGCAAACTTAAGAAAATCTATTGCTTCCTGTATGCGGCTGTCCGCAGGGATAGCACTCGGAACGTCTACTTTTGCCATATATCACCCCATCCATGAGCCCGGAATCTGGTACACCGGCTTCTTGGGGCCAGCCTTCCGGGGTTCGTTTACCACCAATCCAATATACCTAAACGCGTCCGCGCCGTGGCTATAAATGTCGTGTAGCGGTGACTTGGAGAACTGTTTAGTATCTGGGTCAACATCATACCGATAGTGGCGCAGACATTGTAGCCCTTGGTAGCAGTTTTCTTTATCAAAGTAACACTTCTGGAAAATCGTGCGGGCCGCGTTAATCGAGTCCGTGACCGGCACTCTCGGGAGGATTTGCACCTTGTAATTCGCTCCCCTGACTATGTCCGCAATCGACCGACCAGCCGCAGCCAAGGTTGTGTTCTCAGCGTCATGGGGTAGCCAAATGGTGTCGTAAACGTAGCCCAATGACTGAAGCTGGGCCAAGTAGTAGCTCATGGTCTTTTGGTTATCTTCCATGTACCGAATCAACCGGATCTCAAAGCCTATGAATTGAACAAACCATATTGCCGTGTTGTCTGCCCAGCCCAAGTCGAATACCGCGTGGACGGGCTTGATAGCGTCATACGGGACTTTAGTAATTCGTCCGTCCATCTCAGCCATAGTCATCTCTTGGGCAAAGACCGCCCCATCGACCGTCCGTCTGCACAAGCCCTCCCAGACGTTCAGGTAGGCGTTGTGGTCGTGGATCTCAAGGTTTTCCTTTTCCTCCCGCAAGGTCTGGGGGAACCACGGGTTGTCGCGCCATGTGATCTTCTGGACTATCGCGTTCTCAGGCGGGCTGATCACGAACCGCTGGTAGGTCTCGTCAGTCTCCAGTTCCGGGTTAAAGGTGACCCAGATTTCTGAGTTGTCCCTTCGGATGGTTGGTATGAGGACGTTCCAGCTAGTCTTGGAGATGGTTTGGGCTTCTTCGCACCAGCAGATGTCCACACCCTCAAAGGACTTGATCGACATAATGTTGTTCTTTAGTCCCGCAAAGAAGAACTCGGTTCCGTTCCTACCCCGGATTGAGGTGTTCGTGACCTCGTAGAACTCCGATAGACCCAACTGAGCTATCTGGTCAGCCAAGAGCTTATGGACTGAGTCCTTGATTGAGACCTGAAACTCTCGAGCGCAGAGGATTCGTAACGGGTCTTTGGCTCCCTTGATCAGTAGGGCTCTAGCCACTCCCCAAGACTTTGCCCCACCTCGGCCCCCGTAGAGAACCTTGTAACGCTTGGGCTCAAAGAGGCACGCAAGCTTGACCGGGAACTCTGCCTTGGCTACCGCTTGGGCTAGTAGTTCTCTATCTTCGACCTCAGACATCAATGGTCTCGGGCGGCTTTATGAACGTGACCTGTATCGCGTTGAGGATTGGAGAGCCATCGGCGTTCTCCATCTGGTTGATCTGGATTGCCTTGCCGTCTAGCCTGTCAATTACTTCCTTGACTGCCCAAGCCTCTCCGGTCTCAGCCGCAGTCAGCAGCGTCTCTACTATCTTGGGTAGTCTCTGAGGGTTCTGTACCAACGCTTTACGCAAAGCATCGTGGAACATTTTCCCCTTTACAGCATTTGTATTACCTATCGGTGCGGCCATATTGATTAACTCAATCTATAAGTTCCTGACACGGAATTAGGATTGTGAACTGTTTGTGTTGTACTTGCAACCTTTTTGTAGTAACCTGTTTGTTCTATCAGGAGAATAACTATGTCTAAAAAAATTGTAGCTTATTGTGGGATTGAGGACGATTCTTGGGACGGTTACCTTAAATGGGATAAGACTTACCTAGAGATGAGCCACGCGCAAAAGTTAAAATTCGTAACTGATGTCATCAATGAGCTGGCAGTTGAGCATAGGTTCTTAATCCGCGTTATCGAGAATATAAAAACTGCATCAAAGGGTCTAGGGCTTCCTCAGTAAACTTTTCCCCTTGGTGGGATTTGATCATTGAGGAAAAGGTTGCATCATCCGATTTGCCCGCAGCTCGGTTCTTGGCGTACAACTGAGGGAATAACAGTTCCGCAGGGGCTCCAAGGTTTCCGCTTTTAGTTTGGAGCGTTTTTGGGTTGCGTCCCGGTATTCCAGCAGAGTAGGACTGATGGCTATAAGAGGGGGTTTGAATTCCTCGTCCGGGAATAGCCTCAAAAATCATTTGCCCCATATATCCTTTTTGGAGCCTTGGGTCAACGAAAGCCTCTAACGCATCGTCATATATTGGAAAACCTTGCTTTCGGAACTCGTCCTTATACATAAGCTGAGAGATAGCCGTCCGCAACTGACCGGGGGTAAAGTCCTTCGTAGTTCTCTGGGACATTAGAATTTCCATGTCTGGCGAGATAATGCTGGTCGATAGGTTCTTAAACGGGTAAGTCTTGATGCTTTTGCCTTCCGGGTCTTTCTTGACTACCGAAAAGTTCCGCAAGCTCCTATCAAAGTTATTTATGGCTTTGACAGATGGTTGTATCGCGTCTAGTTGCCGCACCAGCCCTTGTGCCTGATGGTGGCTAAAGTCAATTGACCGTGGCCCTCCAGCTAAAAACACCCCTAAGACATCGTCATCTGCAAACTTTTCAAAATTTTTGATCTTGTTTGCCGCTGCGGTCGGCTCAGATGCATAACCGATTTCTTCAGCCACGTTGGATTTGACCGTAGGATAAAGAAAACCGCCCTGTTGCGTTACCGGTTTTGTCAGGGGTATGCCCCTAATTTGTGAGACATCTTTCCCTATCGCAGACGTATCCCCAAATAATGGAACTAATACTTTGCCAACCAGATTTTCAGGATTAAACGCAATCTCACCAATTGTTGAGAATCCGGGAGTTGGTGTGGCTATTGTTTGGCCTCCAGCCCGCATTTCTTCGCGCCGACTGACGGCGGGAATCTTGAGTTCTTTCTCAAGTTTAGTAATAGCTGACTTTTCCGCAGGGGTTAGGTTTGGCTTGTCCCCGTAGAGCAACTCTCGGACAGTCTTGCCACCTACCCTTGCGCCCATGCCCAATGACCCAGCCGGTACGCCACCGCTGGTAGCCAAACCGCCTCCAAACATATTGAGCGCCGTGTTCAGGGCTTCTTCCTCGTCCAGAACCTCACCCCGCGCAGCTCGTCCGGGTGCTTTGATCGCACGGATAAAGTCGTAGAGGACTTTAGGGGCGATGACATCAGGCATAAAGCCTTTCTTGCCCTCAAACATGACGGAGTTCTGCATCTCAGGGCTAACACCGTAGTCAGACCCCAAGCTACCCCGCATCCGGGGCATCAAGGCTAGACGCTCTACCTTCGGGTCAAGGTTAAATAGCTCCGAAAGCGTAGGCATTACTTCTTACCTTTAGTACCCTTTTTGGCTTCACGCTTGACTGAATAAGCTATCGCAACCGCCTGTTTGACCGGTTTTCCAGCCTTGACCTCGGTCTTGATGTTCTGCTTGAACGCCTTGTCGGACATGGATTTCTTTAGCATTATTTCTTCGCAGTCTTGGCTGATTCTTTGAACGCCTTTGCCGTGGGAGCGCCCTTGGCTCCGGGGGCTCGCATCTTCTCTGGGGTCTTGCCCGCTGCCTTTTGTGCCTTGATCCTCTCGCGCTTGGCGTGGATGTTCGCGTAAAGTCCGGTAGCCATCAGTCATTCCCCTCGTTTTCGTTAATCTTGACGGTATCTGCCTTGATCTTCGCAAGCCACCAATTGCAGTCCGCAATCGCCCCATCCAGAGCTTGAAGATTAGCCAAAGTGAGGGCGCGTTGTTGATTAAGTTCCGCAACTCTTGCTTGTATTGATTGCTCATCCATTAACAGTTCCAGTTTTTAAGACTCGCAGCCTTACGGGTTGGTCGGCCTTTTTCGTCTTTCATTGGCCCCGGCATCCCACTCATCCGCGCACAAAAAGACTTTTTACGGCCTTCGTCAGCTTTTGTTTTAGGGTTTGGAGCTGGAGCTTTAAGGTTTGAATTATTTTTCGCATTGTATGCTGCCCTTCCTTTTGCAGTCATTCCCGCACCCTGCTCGGTGGGCTTGTAGTTCTTGCCCTTGCCGGTAGTCGTTTTGGGGATTGGTTTATTGGTTGTTTTCATTTTCCACCCAGCAGACATCCTTCCAAGACATCATAAGGAACTTCTCGCCTTCGTGGTCTACTTCTTGGAACGTCAGGTACTCGCCTGTCGTTCCGTATCTTATCTTCTGGCCCACCTCGCAAGGATTCGGGACTCTACGACCCTTCTTGTCGTACTCCCCCGGCCCGACCGCAACCACTTCAC